AAGCGCATCTACTGGTAGCTCGTTTTCGTGCTGACAGTAGTTGTACCTATTCAGAATTTGTTTTTGTGCTTTATTTAGCTTACGCATCGTAGTAATCATGTAACTTATCTAATACATGTTGTAGATTATTATCAATGAATGTTTCCTTGATGTCCCACATACGCATAGGGCTTCGAATACGCTCGTTTACAGTGTCTTTAGTTAGTCTAGTCTGATAGACATATTTAAAACCTAATAACTCCTCTTCTTCGTTAATATTGAGCATCTTAGATTTTGAAGTTTCGATGTTCTTAAGTGGTAGTTTTTTACACGCAATAACAGTACTGAAGAAGCTTTCAACTCCTGTGTTCATTAAAGAGCCTTTAACTTTAACCATAGTCTCATTTACCATCTCTGCTTCATTGAATACGTCAGACGTATGAGCAATGAAGATGATGTTCTTATTAGAGTTGGCTACATTCTGTGCCATTAAGTTCTTTAGGAACTGTGCATAACTACCCCAAGCTTTCATTGTGTTAGATGAAGTTAAGACTTTAGTACTCTCAAACATATCCATTAGGTATGTGAGACTGTCAATAACGATAGTATGAATCTTATCGTTGTCTTGTACTGAGTTAATAGCATCAGGTACGTCTGTAGGGTCAGTAATTGTGTATTCTTGGAACTTAGATTTGAAAGGTAACTTCTTGTTGTTTTCACAGTTCAAGTACATTACTCCTTCTGGGTTTTTAATATCAACTAGACTAGCTGATTTACCTGTTGCGGATTTACCGCATAACAATACTAAATTATTGTTCATTATTCAATCTCCTTTTGTATGATTTTTTTCTGAATTGATGGCATTATCTTAGAATGAATTTCTTCAGGACTAATAGGGTCTTTAATTTGATCATTAAAAGCTACTAACATGTTTCTGATAGCATCTTCAGGATAACCATTATCCATCAACATAAACCCATAACGTACAAGCATTGTAGCTCTGTTACCAATTTCAATTTTTCCTGAGAACCAACGTTCCATATTATTCATGCCTTGAGCATCAAGAATTTTTTGTTCCTGTTCTCTAGCTTTTTTAGTTTGCGGAATAAATAATGTTGCATCAATAAGTTCACCATCATTGTAATGATGTTGACTTTTATCGTATGACATCCACTTACGTGCAATGTCTTTAGTTGCTGTGTCACAATCAAAAGGTAACCAGTTAAATACATTCTCCATAAACTTAGAATAATCTTTAGGTGTTAGTTTAAGATAGTGTGACATAGGTAATATGACACGGAATCTATTATGCTCAGTTGTATGTCGCTTAGTTGTTGCAAATAAACATCTGAAATCACTTAAGAGTTCTTTAGCACTGTTTAAACTACACCCACCATCAATATCTAGGATTAATAAATCAAATCCTGGGATTGCTTTATCACCTGAGCGATAATTACCTATGAAGGTGTGTGCTGTGTAATGCATATCCTTAGCACCTGTTAGCTTATGTAACTGTCCAAAGTCAGTAGTGTTAAGCTCAAAGCCCTCAGTAATATCATTACTGTAAGCTACTTGAAGTTTATTAATATCAGTTTCTTTTAATGATTCACCTGATAAAAATTCAATATCATCTACGTAAGTTCTACGGATAATAATATTATTTTTATACCCCCAAGCTACTGCAAGTTTCAGTAAGTCTTTCTTTTGTGACTCTGAGCCTTTGTAGAAGGGTAGTTCTTCAATTAAATCTACTTGAGTGACCTCTTTACCTATCTCAGCAATATATCGTGCTAAGCGGGCATATGCGCCTTCTTTACAGATAACACGGTTAAAGTGCTCACCTGAGTCTTCACATAGTTGAATAGCACTGTCTAGGTGTATCCTTGTGATTGTTTTACTTCCTTCAACAAACGCGTATGCACCTGCAAGCTTTAATGCTTTGTAATATCTATGTGCTAGTTCAGCTTTCTTAGTATCTTCATGAGCTTTTAGGTCTTCTGATGCTTTTTCACACATGATTTTATATTTAAGTAAATGGATAGTATCGTCTTTACTTAATGTAAGCACAGTGTTGAACTTATTTATATCAGCTAGATTAGATATTAGTTTTTCAATACGTTTAATATTTGTATCTACATTTGTACAGGTTAACGCATTGTACAACTCTTCAGCTGTTTGACTTTTACCTGTACTTATTGTTGATTCAAAACCAAATAACATTCTTCTGGCATAACCAGTTTCAAGCATTTGTTTAAATTCTTCCTCTACACGGCTACCATCTAGTAGCTTAGTAGGTGTACCGAATAACATCATGTTAGTGGGCGTTTTACCCATTAACTCTTCACCACGAGTATTCTCTTTAGTGTTTTTAGTTAGTTTTTGTTTAACTTTACCTACATCGTATAATTCTAGGAAAGTATTCAACATTTCTACATTAGCAGTTAAGTTAGAGCCTACTTCATCTAGCTCTAAATTCATAGAACCAGCATTTGCCATTAGCAATTTCTGTCTCATCTGTTTAACAGCTGGTGCTGTGCCACTATCGAAACTGAAAGCTAAAGTACCTAAAGCGTCATACTCCTTTTGTACCAGGTCATTAGCTTGTGTGCTATCTAAGGTAGGGTCAATAGTTTGACGGTTTGATGCAAGTTTAATGATTTGTAAATTACTATAGTGAGGTAATATGTGTTGTAAGAATCTAAGTCTAAAGCCTTCAATTACATCTTCTTCCATGATGTTAGTTGAAAAGCCTTTACCTGCTCCTGACGGCATCAAATTAAGTACATACGTATTAACTGGAATTACACCCCTGTCTCTTGTATCAATGTTTGTACGCATCATAGATGCTACTTTAGAAAAATAATATGCTACTAGCAGTCTAAAGAAGTGTCTATTCTGTGACTGAGTTTTAGCGACTAAGATATCGACTACCTCTTCAGATAGTTTGAAATATTTAGATTGTGGCATACTATATTTTAGATATAAGTTGCTTGATTGGTAATATGGCTCTGTCATTAATGAATGTAATGACTATATTTATAATTTCTTTTAACTTGTTCACAGTATTAACCTCCCTTGGTTTATTAGACTTTGTGCTTGGTCGCATACTTCTACAACTTCACAGTATCTACATGCTTTGGCCTCTCCTGGTACAGTTTTGATGGTACCAACACCTTCAGTAGCTAATCTAATGTTAGCTTCATCTAAAGTATCAAAATTCTTAGTTGCTCGTTGAGCATCAGGATTTTTAAAGTATTTATATTTTGTTGCTGATTCCCATAATTCCTCAGATGTACATTGAGGTAATTGTTCTTGGGGTTTATCTAATAGACTTGTTACATCCTGTAGCTTGTCTTTAATGTAATTCTCTGTCTGGTCTGTTGACCATAGTGGGTAATCCCTAGTTAAAACTCTTGATTGAGGATATTTAGAATCTCTAGCAGCATTAGCTGCTGACCAATCTGTAAAGATAAACTGGATGCTTACTTTATTGTCAGTAATCCTATCTGGAGCTAACCACTTATAGATACTACCTTGTTGGGTGTATTTCATAGCGTTAGAGTCGTAGATGTAAGTCCATACAGATGTACTCTTGTAGTCTGATAGCGTACCATCTAGCACAAGGTCATACTTACCTGAGATTATGTAATCTCCTACGGTAGTTTCATGACGTTGCTCTACATATACAGGAATACTAGACTCTTGCATATCTTTAAGAACATCATCACTAGGATTAACAATAAATTGTCCAGTTAGATTAGATGTACCTAATGCAGCTAGTGCATTCTTAATATTTGGTGTATGTAACCAAGCTTTTTCAGCAATGGTATGAATAGCTGAGCCCATACGAGCACTGACTAAATCTGTAATGTCTACTGATTTGTCTAGTCCTGCGTTCTGGTATTTAAGTACCAAGGCTCTAGTAGGCTTAAGTAATGAGGTAGCACTAATTACATTAGTTCTACTATCGTAGTCATAATCATCGTGCATAAGCCATACGGCTAATGGCAAGCTAACATTAGCTTTGTTGGTGTATTTAAAAGACATTATTTAATCTAAAGTAGCTTCAAATTCTAAAACATGACTTTCATATTCTTCTTCTGACATAATACCTCTTTCAAGTGCCTCTTCAATAGCCTCTTCCATAGTATCTTTCTGCTCTAATGAAGCTAATGCTATATAATCAGCATGACATAATTCAGGGGTTATCATTAAAACTTTATAACCTGTAGAAAATTTCATAATTGTAAAATGTCCATCAGATTCTGTATTTTTATCTGTAGCTTTAGTTAGTTTATCAATTGCTTTATTTAGTTGCATAATTACCCTCCCAGGTTATTTAGTATTTCTGTTATTTCCTCAAGGCTTGTGCCATTAGGTATTTTTGTTTGTTTATCCCAAGACTTACCTATTTCTAGATCAGCCCCCATCAAAACATCTTTCGAGCGAATGCTCGGATGAGCATTCCACTGCATTTCTTTAATCAGAGTATCGTTTAGAAACTTTACAGCCTCAGGCGTATCTCTTACTAGAAAGTAAGCAGCATCGTGAATTGTATTGATGGGACGTATATCATATACGAATTCCGAGGCTTCAAGTAATTTATTTGTTGCAATTAGAGCTCTGTTAATTAACATACCCCATGACTGTGTTATAGCATTGTTTGCGCTTCTAGCCTCTGCAGTACTTGCATAAGGTGTTGCTGAGTTATCATGTAATGTACGGGCTAATATGGGGCACTTAATATGTAAGCCGAATGCACACTTCATGTAACCATTCTTTTCTGCAAATTTAATATTTTTGTTTGTAAACTTGTCAGATACTTTATAAAGCTCATGATAATTAGCTTCAATTTCTTTAGCTTCATCTTTAGGTATGCCAATGTTTGAAACTAATGTATGCCAAGTGCCATTGTAAGTTAGTGCAAAGGTTGGGCCCTTAGACTTCTGCCTAAGGTCAGGGTATTTAGTTTCAATCGAATTGATGCTATTTACCGTATCTTGTATGTCAGGCATCTGCTTTCCAAAGTATGAGAATGCTCTCAAACAATGTCCATCGTAGCCATCTGTGTAAACCTTGATTTTATTTGGGTCTTTAGTTAGGATAGCATTGATTCTATCTTCTAGAGATGAGAAGTCTGCTCCTGCCCATAGCCAGCCCTCAGGTGCTCTAAAACAAGACTTAATAGCTTTGCCATAGATACTATTGCTTGGTAAGTTTTGTAGGTTAGGATTGCTAGAACTTAAACGTCCTGACTGTGTACCACCTAACTTTAAACTACCATGTAGATTACCATTAATATTGTATTTCTTAAATGCTTTAATAAATGTATTAAGAATCTTACTAGTTTGCCCAATACCTATTAGATGTTCTAGTATTTCTCTATGAGAATCTTGTTTAGCTACATTGACAAGCTTAAGTAATGTTTTTGCACCAGTAGCTGGTTGCTTACTTTCTGTAAAGTCAAAGGCTGTGTAACCTAATTGTTCATAAAACAGTGTTCTAATATTATTATTAGATTTAGGGTTAAACTCATGCTCTAAGAAGTCACTGAAAGGCTTACATTTACGTTTTAAGGCCTTATTAGTAGTAACCATAAGGTTATGTCTAAATTTAAAATTAAAGTCATTAATTTCATCATATTCTTTTATGTTTTTAACATGCTCATCAAACTTAGTTTGTAGCTTGTATTCTACTTTTAGTATTTGAAGTTTGTTTAAAGGTAACCCTGT